CTTCTTATACGTACCTTGAAAGTACAGGAAATGGGAATGAGGGAATGAGAGATAAGGAATAAAGAGAAACAAATAAATTAAAGAAACAAAGGGTGATGATGATGTTACCCGGGTGTTCAAATTATATAATTATGCAACATAGAGATATTATCACACAAAAATTAGAAGCAATCGAAGGACGAATTGCTAGAATGGAATCCCTTATATCAAGGGGAGGAACCGTTGACGAGTACAAAGCAGATTTAGTTAAATCAAAAGAATTAATTCAAGAGGTAAAAGATTATATTGGTAGAGAACCATTTACCGAAGTCGAAAAAATGTAAAATTAAATAAATAAAAGTTATGAATCTAACAGCAGAACAAATCCAATCGAATTGGACCGAATTTATGGGTAATATTGATACCTATATTTCATCACCTCGTAAAGAGAAATTAAATGAATTTTATAGTAAGTATCAAGAGCGAATTATGCTCATGCCTGCTTCACATAAAAAGGAATATCATTCTGCATTTCCGGGTGGATATGTTGATCATGTTAATCGTGTTATTAAAGCATCACTATCTATGTCTGATGTTTGGAAATCATTTGGTTGTGATATGACTACATTTACAACTGAAGAATTAATATTTTCCGCTATTAATCATGATTTAGGTAAAATGGGTGATTCTGAACATGATGCTTACATATCCCAGACTGATAAATGGAGACGTGATAAACTGGGTGAGGAATATATGTTTAATAAACAATTAGCATTCGCTTCCGTTCCAGATCGTGGATTATTTTTACTTCAAGAACATGGTATTACATATTCATTTAATGAAATGGTAGCAATCCAGACACATGATGGTTTATATGATGATGCTAATGTTAAGTATCTCAAAACATTTATGCCAGAACAAAAACCACGTACTTCATTACCATTTATTCTACACCAGGCCGATATGATGGCTGCTAGAATTGAGTTTGAAGTTGAGTGGTTGCCTAAGTTTAAGGGTAACTTGGATTCTCCAAAGAAAAATTATACATTGGGTACCGATAAAGGAGCTCATAAAGTAGCTTCAAAAACCAAGGCATTAGGCTCAATTAAGAGTCAAGGTCTTAAAAATATGTTAGATAATTTATGATTACAACAATATCAATCTCAATATTAAGTGTTATGGTCGTTACCTTAGGGTATACGACTTTTAACCTCCTTAGGAAAAATGAAAAGCAAGAAGATATTTTAACTGCTTATATGGTTTACCTCAATAAAATCTCAGATTATATTGAAACTACAGATAAAAAGCTAAAAGAAATCGATGCTAAAGGATCATTCGAATCAGATGATGAAATAGGATTCTTCTTCAAACAAATCCAAAACATCCAAACTGTCTTAAATAGTTTCAATATTAAGAATCTATAATGGCAGAGGTAGTTAGAAAACGAAAGAAGAAGTCTAAGAATTATTTTACACAAGATACTGAAGATGCTATAGTCTTATATAATAATACTCCTGATTCTGAAGTTAGAAGTAACATTTATAGGGAGAGAATCCACTATGCTTTCTTTAAACTAACTCAAAATATAATACATACTTTTAAGTTTTATTATACTGAAGAGGATAATTTAGAAGATTTACAACATGAGGTAATTACTTTTTTATTATCTAAACTCCATTTATTCGACCCAACTAGAGGTGCTAAAGCATACTCTTATTTTGGTACTATTACTAAACGTTATTTAATATTATCTAACCAGAAGAATTATAAAAAACGTATAGATAAAGCACCAGTTTCTATATTAGAAGACGATGATAATCACTCATACACCATCGAGGATAAATCGATAAATGACCGTCTATCAACGTTTATAGACGAATATATCATTTATTGCACGGACAATATTTATGAATTATTTCCTAAAGGTAGTGACGCTACAATAGCAGATGCTATTTTAGAGTTATTTCGTAAAAGAGAAGATATAGATATATTTAATAAAAAAGCACTTTACATCTATATTAGAGAAATGGTAGATGTAAAAACACCTAAAATTACTAAAATAGCCAATCAGCTTTATTCCGTATTTAAAGGAAATTACATATTTTATCTAGAGAATGGGTATACAGACTTTAAGTCTTAATATTTATAATAAACTAGAATATATGTATTATGTCACAATTAGATAGTATTGTATTTGGTAAGAAAAAATTTTCTGATATACTTCAAGAAATTTATACAAACCAAAATGAAAAAAAAGCACAAGTAACAGCATTAATTTCTGAATTAAAACCATTAATAGCAGATATTGGTGATGCTACTCTTGTCGTTCCCCTTATTAAAGAATATATGGAAATTGGAGTCAAAAATGATGAACAACTCATCAAAATGGCTACTATTATCCAACGTGCTGTAGCTACTCAAAATTCAGAAGGTGAATTTACAATGTCAGATGATGAGAAAGATCAACTTATTAAGGCAATGCAAGATTTAGAAATAGATAATCCTAAAAAATAATGGCTACAAAAGGAATATCAGCATTTTTAGGAAAATCTATAGATAATATAGGTGATTTAACTCAAGGAATAAGAAACTCAGGAGTAAATTTAAAAGCAGTTCGTGTTACTGGTATATTATTAAATGATAAAAATCCTAGATTTGAAGAATTAGGTGGGTGGAATGGTTTAGGTACTATAGAATATCAAGAAATAGATAATCCTATAGTATTTTCAAAATATCCTACTGCAAAACCTTTAATATCTAATTCTAAACAATTCCCATTAATAAATGAAATTGTATATTTAATATTAGCTCCTAATACTAGTATTGGTGGTTTTACCCAAAGCCAAAATGCTTATTATGTAAATGTAGTTTCATTATGGAACCACCCTCACCACAATGGTTTCCCTTCAAACCCACAAACCCCACCACCTGCACAACAAAAAGATTATCAACAAACACAAGCAGGTAGTGTTAGAAGAGTAACAGACCAATCTACAGAAATTAATTTAGGTAATACATTTATAGAAAGATCAAATATACACCCATTATTACCTTTTGAAGGTGACATATTACAAGAAGGTAGATGGGGAAACAGTATTAGATTTAGTTCAACTATAAAAAATACACAAACAGGTCAATCACAAAATAATTGGTCATTAACAGGAACATCAGGTGATCCTATTACTATTATAAGAAACGGTCAAGGAAATCAAACTGAAGAGGGATGGATACCTATAACTGAAGAAATAAATAATAACGACGCTTCCATTTATTTAACTAGTACTCAAAGTATTCCTTTAATAGCATCAAGTATAAACTATTTTAGTTACCCTTCAGGTTCATCACCAACGGTACCTAACCAATATACAGGAAAACAAGTAGTGTTAAATTCTGGTAGATTAATGTTTAATGCATCTGAAGATCATTTATTATTAAGCTCAGCTAAAAGTATTGGGTTAAGTTCAGCAGGTACCGTTAATATAGATACACCTACATTTACTGTTCAAACAGATAAAATATATTTAGGTTCTAAAAATGCAACAGAACCTTTAATGTTAGGTAATTCAACAGTAGACTTATTAAGACAATTAATTGAAGGTATACAAGGATTAGTTCAAATATTATCAATACAAGTAGGTACACCCCCAGGAACACCATTAGAACCTACATCAACAACTGCAAAAAATTTATTACCAACATTATCACAATTAGCTAATAATTTAGATACATTAACCTCTAAAGATAATTTTACATCATAATGGCTATAAATAGTGGAATACCATCTATAGAAAACCCTATAAAAGGGAAAAAATTATCTTTACCTAAGATTGAATTACCTGAAATTAAAAGAAGATTTAATACATCCTCTACAATTAATGATAATCAAAATACTAAAATAACAGCTTATTACCAAAAATTAGATGATGGATATATAGGATTTTTTGCTGACGCTACTAAAAATTATAAAGGAGGACCTATAGATTTTACTTCATCTGAACAAAAAATAGCAGGAGAACCAACTAATGAGGAAGTCAAACAAATAGTTGCTAGCCGGTTTTTTGAAATAGCAAATCAAATATATAATGCGGATGAAGCTCAAGGAGTTTGGGATAAATCATCCCAACCAGATATATACCAACCAGCAGATTTTATATTAGATCCTCCAAAAAGAGTTCCTTGGCAACAACCAATAGCAGGTCCAAAGGAAAAAGAAAAAGAAAGACTTAGTTTAAAAGAAAAAAGGGATCAAGCTAAAAAAGATGCTCAAGATAAAATACCTAATTTTGACGAAATTAATAATGCTACCCCAAAAGAATTATTAGCTAAAGGAAAAGAAGCACTATCTGGTATTTTATATGCATTAGGTTATACAATTTTACAAACCCAAGTAATACCAGCACTAGAAAAACTAGTGAGAGAATACATAGAAAAATTTATAGAAGACGGTATTCAATCATGTCCCCCTGAGTTGCAAGAATTAATTAGAATAAGAAATAAAATTGTAAATCAATTAAACAATTTAGCTAGAAAAATAGAACGAATAGGTAGAGCCATAACGGGCTTACAGGAATTTTTATCTGCTATAATAGTAGCAATAACTACAGTTGATATAGTATCTATAATAACCTCCCAAGCAGCAAAAATAATACCAACACCTCCAGGTGTACCCGGTGTTATAACTTCAGCTTTAAACGATGCACAAACATTTATTAGAAAAGCAACATTTGATAAATTTGGTAATTCTAAATTAGCAAAAGCAAATATAACATTAGCATCAGCAGCACTAGTTTTATCACTCATAGGTGGGTGGATATTACAAGCTTTAGGTATATTAGCAAGATTGGATGTTTTAATAATGAATTGTGACTCTAATTCAACTCTTACACCAATATCAGATGACGTTAAATCATTAGGTGAATTAAATTTAAAAGCACAAAATACCCAAAATAATACAACATATCGAGGTTTCATACTTGATGTAGAAACAATACCATACACACCAACTGTAAACAGAACACAAGCAGTTGGTAAAAATTCACAAGGTATTGTATTAATAAGAGGTGAACTTTCATTTACTTCTAACAACCAAACATTAATTAACGAATTAAAGTTAATTATTGACAGAGATAATTTACAAGCTTATTAATTTTTAATATTTATAACGAAAACACAATGAAAACCTCAGAACTTAAAAAATTATTGAAAGATGCTGTTAAAGAAGCAATTCAAGAGGAGTTACGTGATATTTTACTCGAGGCAGTAAAGTCATCAAAACAACCAGTAAATGAAGCGTCTACTCAACAAGTAAACGAATCATATGCTCAACCAGTATTAGCGGAACCAAGAAAATTATCACCAGAAGAACGTAAAAATATGTTTTCGGGTATTTTAGGGGAAATGCAAAATGGTGGAGTAGCTAATTCTGCTTATGCAGGTGAAGTAAAAGCAGCAGGTCCAATTGATCCAGTTAATGGGTCATTACCTGAAGGAAGTGTAGGATTAGATCAAATAATGGGACTAATGGGTAATAAATAATGGCATTCGGAGCAAGACAAATAGCACCAATAGATACTAAACCAGGAATTGGTGTTGGTGTATCTATCCCTTTTAATGCTCCCGGAGTATTTACTACAACATATACAACACAAAAAGCAACACAAAGTAATTTAATTAATTTCTTTTTAACTAATAAAGATGAACGTTATTTAAACCCTACATTTGGTGGGGATTTACGTGCTTTTATATTTGAGCAAATAGCAGAAGATAATATAGAAGGTTTGAAAGATGATTTAAATTCACAATTAGGATTATATTTTCCAAACATTCAAATAAAAGAATTAAATGTCTTATCAAATCCTGATACAAATGCTATTAGTATAGAGATGACATATAATATATTAAGTACAGGAATAACAGACGAACTACAATT